CTTCCATGGCCAACGTTTTCACGACATTTTACAAGCTCTTACTGGGTTCCTCATTTCCCGCTACGAGTTAGTGCCTTATCAGGCGGCTCATAACTTGGAACAATGGAGATTTCTCTCTAGATCAAATTTGAACTCCTAACAAAGGTACATTCTTCAGTATGTTTATATCCCGGCCCTGTTTCCGAACGGCTAAACTATTTCTTAAAACGTTTTACAAATCACTTTGCATATTGCATTGCTGTCACCGATTTCATTCTGAATACGGAATAAGTCAATGTTTCATATTGAAACAACAAAAGTCATCGTTAACGAGAAACAAGAACGTGCCACCATTCTCAATCTCAATTAACTAAATTTTTGACAAAATCTTAAAACTGTTAATATTTACCCTAGTAACAAACTAGACCATTTAACCTCTAGCCAAGGGACATGTGGAGGAATCATGTCTACGCCAACGCGCGGCTACCAAAAACCAGAAATTACACAGCCACTATCCTCAAGGAGCCGTACGCCTTAAGCGTTCCAGCAGCTCCAGTGATTGTGGTGACGAGAGTGAGAGCCTGCGTTCCGTTAACTGCAATAAAAGCAGATCCCGCGGCTGCAGACTCTTCACCACCTGCAATACCTCCCACAGTAATAGAAGGATAAACACCAACAATCCCAACTTGAGTTGCGGCAATAGCTGGGTACACTGAAAGGATCAACTCCTCATTAGAAGTATCTGTTGCCTTAACAAAGTAATCAATAAGATAATTGCCAGCAGGCAACAAAATGGAACCTGCGGTATTCACTGCAGCCAATCCATTTGGAAGCCCTGCCCCAGCAAGCGCCAAATTTGTTGGCGTGGCAGATGTTAACGTTTCTCCTGTAGTAATACTCTGTAAAAGTGAAACCTGGTTATTCGCCGGTGCAGCATTCTTTGTGGCCTCAAGAACAGGCACTTCAAAGTTCACACCATATCGTACGTGCAATTCGCCCACTGCTCCAGTCCCTCCGTTATTCACGGTCAGGACACTAAGATTCCCACAATCATATGTCTTAATATCAGTACCTCCAGGCAATCCAAAAGGACGCACATACTTCGCATCCGAAGTATTGTACATCTCACGTGGATCAAGCCGAAGTATCATATCCTCATAAGGCATACAATCAATGTGGGGATCTGTATCCTCTGCTTCTTGCTTCGTCGTAGGAGCTGGGTCAGCAGCATCATAATCACAAACAAAAACAACTTTGCCGGATTGACCCTCTGTTGCAAACCCACTCACCTCTGGCTTATAATAAAATTCACAATACGTAAAACGATACTTTTCCCACTGTAATGCCTGTGCAGACAACCAAGGGAAAGTTGTAGCTTGGCCAGGATTAATAGGATACGTTGCAATAACTGGAGTTGTTGAGTTAGAGCCAAGGACCTCTCCTATGTACTCATCTTGCTCAACAAAACATGTGCGTTTTGCACGAGGTGCATTTCCGGTGGGGAAGGGAACTCGCATGGGGTTACGAAAACCACTTTGCTTTCTCCTTCCATTTCCACGATTTCTGCGCCTCGGCCTTCTGCTGGGTCTAGCTGGCCTACCAGCTAAACGTGCACGGGCTATATTATAGCTACGTGTGCCCCTCGCAGGAAGAAGAGGGGCTTTCTTTTTATATTGACGTTGTCTTTTTGGTCTCTGAGCTAAAGCCTGATACTGCATATCGGGCTCTCTTTTTATTAGGTTCATATTTACACACCCTAATAAGCTCTGAGGATACATCGGAATCTCACCGGTTGCCTCACCAAGAAAAAGAGAACGAAGTTCATTCTCGGTCGGGATCTGTCGAAATGCAGACCTCCATTCTGGACTATCAACCAGAACAGTACCATACTGCTCAACTAACCAAGAAATAAGCTCCCGTAAATAACCAACCATCGCAGGATCTGCATAACTGACGCGTAATAGCGCACCAGCACGCAAAAGTGTGAAAGATGGATTATCCGGATCGCGTGAGTAGAGAAGAGATGTGAGCAACTTATCTCGTGCATACAGGGGTATCGCAATACCATCTTTAAATACCGTGTGCGCAGACAAGAAATCCAACTCCTCTACGGGACGTGGGTCAAGGGAATCAGTTGTTGTTGTGATTCCTAACATTGCCCAAACTTCAATTAATTTTCGAGCATTGAAGTATTTTACTGCTTCGTCTGACACAGTCCAGGTATTGTCATCACCACATAGAGCTAACGCAAGATTTTCATCAAACGCTTTATAGGTGCAACACTCATCTGGACTCACCATTATCCATCCATACGCAAGTAATAGATAAAGGATCAACGTGTTATCAGATATTGTATTAACCGATCCACTCGGATTACCGGTTGTTTTCATAATAAAGACACCCTCTGATGTTATAATCAACGTGTTAATCAAATTTCGATAATAAACACGAGTTCGAATCAAATTATCAGGGGTTTGGTCTTCTAAACGTAGCATCCGCCAACGAAACGCAGCAATGCTCCACATAAGATAATTACGGAGCGAAGAATCATACTGCGATTCGTCAAGAGCAAAACCATTTCTATGGTGTCGTAATTTACGATAAAGCTCATTCCACCCACCCTTCAATGGGGAAAAGCCAACCACGCTCGGCGTCTTAAGATGGGAAGCATAAAACTTCTCATTCATGTCTTCAAATAGGCGATTTCCATGAATAGTCATCTCAACGGGTCCAGCCGTAAACGTCCTTTGTGAATTAGACGCTATTTTATCAGCTGGGCGGACTTCTTCCTTTAAAGAATTTCCAAACACGGCAACATACTCCTCAGTTGTCAACCGCACCCAATCGTCCTCCATATATTGATCAAAACCATCCTCTCCCATGGTATCAATCATGTCACGCTTTGTAGCGTATTTTTGTGTCCAGGGGAAACCTGGGCTGCTTGTTTTATTCAAACCAACCCTGACTTCGGACACAGTCTTCACCCTGGAATTATTCATGTGTGGTCCAAATGTATGTTCAACCCACTCCGATGCTTTATTCAATGCATACACCTGCTTCGGTGTCAATGCTTTATTCCCTTTTGCATACTTAGCTAAAGATATATAAGCTGCTTCCTTGTTTGGAACAGGAAGCCCCCAAGCACAACGATCAACCTCATGGTCTTTCGCATTCTCAAACTGCGCAACCAACACGTCCATATGACGCCGGTTTTTCGCACAAAAACGCTTAGGTATACTCCCAACTATTGGGAAATACTGTTCACTTAAATACTTTACATGCAATGGGCCTAACTCTGCTTCACTAGAGAAACCTCTTTGAAAGGCTTCTGGATATCGCCCCCAAAACTCCCTTCCCACTTCAACAAGTGTAGAAGGGAGAGGGGGCTCTAGGGAAAATCCAACGCAGCCAGGGAAGTCTCTGTAGACTTTAACCTAGCCGCTAGCTCCGCAGACATCGGAATAAATCGATTTATCATTGTGGCTCCAGCGATATGAAATCCAACTAACGCACCATCAACACATGAAATCACGGGGCCTCCGCAGTCACCAAACTCAGTTGGCGCATCATACAAGCCCTTAGCCGAACAAAAACCAACACCAAAGGCTGGCTCAACCTGCTTGGGGTCCGTAAAACCCATTTGCATAACCAACTCATCTTTAGGTGGTCGCATAATCCAAGCACGTTGCGCTTTCACTGAGCCCCTATGTAAATACACTCCCAAATCCTCGGCAATGGGATACACTTCACCATGTAATTGAACAGTGGTGGATGTATTTGTAATACTAGGTTCTTTTCCCTCAACGAAAGAATGCAACGGAACTACAACTTTATCAGCAACTATTGTAGCAGTTGAACTCATCTCTCCTCCATAGAGCATTTTGAAGACTTTAGGAGCATATTGAAGATAACTCATCTTTGATTTACCCAACATACTTTCATTTGCAAAGGCCACAGCGGCAGCCTGCTTAAACTCTTCCATCTCTTTATAAGATGCTCTCTTTGGTATGTATTTGGCGCGCAAAATACGACGTTTTCTATATGCCGTACCTTTCGCATCAGTTTGAACTGGAAAATGCTTTAATTTCAGCTCTTCCACTTTCTCCGTAACTTGAAGGCCCTCTTTGCGCTCGTTATGACCACGACGCGCACGGGATTCTCTTTCTTTCTGCATCATTGCATCACGTCGAACCTGACGCTCCTCCTCCTCTTGGGCACGGCGGAGATCAGCACGAGTTGCAGCCATTTCATAAGCTACACTCGCATCCTCATCTTCTTCAGGCTCCTCAAACTCAGCTCCTGAGGAAATGACATGCTCAAATGATGGCTTAGTTCGCACACGGGATCGAGTTTTAGGGGCAAAGAATCGCGCACTTGACTTTCGCGTCTCAGTATTCATTGTCACACCTAAACTCTCATCAGTCCAAACTTTCGGGTCCTTTTCCTGATCCTTAGAGAAATACCATATAATCGTCATAAGGATCGTGGCACCAGACACCAATCCAGCCATATATCGATGGCGATTGTCTTTCACATGTTGCCACAATTTTCCAAACCTTGATTCACCACTAGGAACTGTTTCAGAAACAACTTTCAACGCCTCTCTATATGTAGGGCGAACATGTTTCTTATCCCAGTCAGCAATAGCATCTTGAATCTCCTTAAGTCCTTGCGACTCTAAAGGGAGATCGCGCTCCTTGCCTTTTCCCTCTCCAGACTCGGACTCCTCCTCACTATCAACTAAAGTGCATCGGCATTCTTCATAAGGTAACATTCTCACATCACACAACTTACAAAAATATGCTTCCAAACACTCAGGAGAACAAAGGGGATCGGGGTGGGCATGACGAAACACGCAGTTCTCATATTCAAAGAACTCACCGTGCTCGTCAGGTACAGCCGTAATTGACGTACCTACCTTTTCCAGCCTCAACCGCGTAGTTTTACCAGGAACGATCTCTCGTTTCACATATGGTAAATTATCTCTAGCAGCGAAGCCACCCTTCAATCCATCTCCTTGTTCAAAGCCAATCCCAAACTTGTTTTTCCAAGCGGCACTTTTTGTGCCTAAAGGTTTAGCCAGGGTTGGAGCTCTAACATCTTGAGCCACATCACTAAAGGAATCTTCTTCAACTTCCTCATACCCATCAGAACATGGGCGCAATGGTCTACCATTGGATACCGGAAAGTCATTAACACTTCGTATTTCAACCTCCTCACCATCAGCAAATTGACGAACAGACTTAGGAATTGAATCCAAGTCAGTTTCTCCGGCTGCATATTTCTGCAACCAATCAACAAGCCAAGTCATATAAGGAATTCTTTCCAAAATCCTCAAAATGGGGTCAATCTTCTTATAAGATTTAGCAAAACCCCAAACAGGGACCATAATAAACATAACTGTAGCCAAAACGGTAGAGATAAGCACTCCATAC